CCCCGCCGTCAAAGCGGCTAGAATAAACTCCCATATTCAAGTTAGCATTTGCACCAGTATAAGGTACGTAACCAGTAGTAAGGTCAGACGTCAACGCAATAGTGCCACTTGCATCCGGAATGGTCAGCGTGCGGGTAGTGCTTGTAGTCAGGCCAGACAATTCAAATTCCACCCTTTTAGTGGGGTCGCCATTATCGAAAACACGCCAAGTCTCATCGTTAAACTGCTGTGGCGAAAAGGGGACGAACTGCCCGTATGCTGATAAAAAACAGCATAGAATAATTACGATAACAAGATACTTTCTCATAACTTGTCCTCAATCGTCCGGCGTGGAGGCCGCATAGCCCCCACGCTAAACGAATAATCTTTTACGACTTAGCTGACACGCCTGAAATAGAAAAAGACATTCAGGTTGATAAGACCTGCCAAAGCCGCCGCCATATGTAACCTTCTGCCGTTTGGTATAATTATCCCAGATGGATAATCCCACGAACCAAGTAGTAATACAGTAGCGTGGAATTTCAGCAAATCAATCGCTGTTCCGCCAGTAATGGCCAAATCTGTCGCATCAGAAACGCAAATTACATCTGCCAAGTTGCTGCTTCCGGCATTTAGGTTGGCCGGAGTGATAGTATCGCCAGCACCTGTTCCTCCATCCGTAGCACCGATGAGAATACTTATCTCTTGACTGGCATCATCGCACCAGCCTTGTATCTTGAAGATTACCAAATCTCTCGCATCATTATTCAAGATATAAAAGAAATCGTCATCGGTTGTGGCTGAAGTTACATCGGCTAAGGCACAATAAGCATTGCCAGCGGCATTAGCCCTTAATGCCTCGGCCGCCGTAGATACCAGCAACTCGTTATCAGCATTGACCTTTGCAGCATAGCCGCCAGAGCCGGTTCCATCATTCAAATAAACTGATTGATACATTATTTTGCTCCTTAAAAAATGGGCGGACGGTTAAGCCCGCCCTTAACATTATCTCATTTGAACAACCTTGATGTAATTCATAGCGATAAATTCCTCTGCACCATTCGACTTTGTACCAAAGATTATAGAACCTTCGCTGGTATTTGTCGCCATCGTGTGAGCGGTTTTCGCCACATCGTCAACGTAAGGTGTGATGGTAGTTACGCCATCGTAATAAATGCCGAGCCGATAAGTCGTTCCGCTCGTAAAGGCATTTAGCGTAGCGTTCTCGACTTGAGCACCCGCCAAAGAAGTCTCAAAGTTCAAATTGGCATCGCCCGATTCTTTATAAAAGACGAATCCGTCATAAGACGCCGCAGGGCCACCTTCGTCATCCAACATCATATTTTCTTCTGTATCCGTTATACCTACACAGAAAACGCCTGCGGTTGTAGCCGAGTTTGTAAACGTAAACTTCGCCTCGAACCATAGCGGCTTGCCGGTCGCCATCAGCCAACTCTGCCCTTCTGACACTACGTAAGCCTCGTCATTATCATCGCCATCGCAGTAAGTATTGTAAATGCCTTCAACCGCATCGGCTATCCCTACCGTTCCACCTGGGGCACCGGCAGGATAAACCGTCCTTGCCCACTTTGTTGTATCGAAGGTAAAAAAATCATCAAGCAAAACGGTTGCGATGCTTGGGTCGGCTTGTATCGCCAAGACCGGACAGTTAGCCCACAGACCAATCTTGAATTCCGGATTGTTGATAGGGTCGAAAAAGTTTAGGACTCTGTGTTTCCAAAATGCTTTAATAGACATAATAAACTCCTTTCTGAAAGTTTATATTGGATAATCCTCCTTCGACTGAGGCCGTGCACTCAAACCCCAGTCGGAGAAGAATAAAAATGAGAAAAAGTCTCATAACAACTAAGCCGTCACCAAATCGGTCGTATCCTCTGCGTATCTCGGCTCGTCCATAATGATTATGACACCACCGATTTTAGGAACATTGTCCGTTTCAGCGATATTCAGCTTCACATATTCGTATTTAACACCACTAACCAGCGGCAAATCCTCGCCGCTAACTTCGATAACGTATATCTGCGAAGAACCGGCAGTCGTTATTAAAGAGGCAGAGGTCGCCCATGCTGCGTTCGTATCGGGTGCAGTGACTATCTTGTACCGGAACGAAATAGCAGTCGTGGTATTAGTCGGCGTGGCATCATCGCAGGGTATAACTGTCAAGGTCAGCGTTCCGGTAGCACCAACTCCCCAATACAGAAAGAAGTAGCACTTGTTGTATTTCGCCATACTGACTATATCGGAATCGATGCCACTATCGAACTGGTCGGCCAGAGGCGTTCCCGCCGTAGTGCCGTCAACAGTTAAAACTTGATGAAAATGTGCATCTTTCAAACTCATATCAATACTCCTTAAATAAACAAATTACTTTACTTTACGACCTTACGGCAAGGCTGACAAACGGCGATACCGTACTGCTGCCGTGCTTCGGTGTTACCGCCGATGCCCACCAAGGCTGGCCGTCAAATCTTACTACGAACCGGAAGGCCGTCTCATCCTCGGCAAACTTGACGTGGATGCTTGTCGCCGTCTCGATACCGGCAGCACCGGCTTTGGTAATGGTTACGTATTGACTGAAATCTGCCAGGATTATATCGCCCGCCGTTCCGAGTGTCTGGCAATGCGGACTCCATATAATCGGTGCACCAAAAAGCGTTTGCGGCAACTGCGTGGTTGCATTGACCACTATAACCGAGGAACCGCCGGTTCCAACTGCTATCGACAGCTTCATTATCTGTTCCATACAGTCCCTGTTGATTAGCCATACGGCGTTTTTTGCACTCGGAGCATTGAGCCTCATCCACATCTTCAGTACGTTCTCAAAAACTATTGTGGTTGCGGCTTGCCCAGGCTCTATCGCCACCGTAATAGTCGCAGGTGCGTTCATAATACCCAAACATTCGCCCGCTCCCGAACCGTTGATGATGTCCTCGTCCTTCGTCAATGCGAATTCGGTGCTTGTCAATACCGTAAGGAAAGTTTCAAGTGCAATCGCACTATCGGCAAGCAATTCATCGGTTGTGTAAATCAAGCCCGTCATCTTGTTGAGTTTCAAGTTCGCCTGTGCGAACTTCGGCGAACTGGCAGTCTTGGCCACCGACTCGGCTGGTTTATAGACTGTAATACCGCCCGTCCAGCTTGACGCCTGCGTTGTCAGATTGACAAACGGCAAAGTCATACTGTTGCCGCTTACCGGAATGTTAAAGGTTTTGGGGGCAAGCACTCCCGCCTGTGCCATAGCCGTAAGCAATGCAGTGCTGAACTCCGGCGGAATGAGGAATCCGCCATCGGCGTTTATGACTTCGCCCATCCCTGTTACCTTGTAATGGTCGAGATAAGTGACCATTTTTTGGTCGGGTCGGCTTTCCACACCCGATGCCACAATCGAACGCAGAAAATCACCGAAGGAACCGAAACCTCCGGTCTTAGTCTGCTCATCCTGATGCACTAATCGCAGCCGCTTTTCGGTATCGGCGAATTTCTCGTCAAATCTTTTGTCAACGAGTTCAGCAATCTGCTGCTCCGCCTTCTTGCCGTCATCATCGTCATCGTGCTGTTCGATTTCCTTGACGACAATGCACTTACCAGCCTTTGGCTGTATCTTCTCGGCTATTTCCTGCTCGATAAGCGACTGGCCTGTCTCATCAGGTACTTCGAGCTTCGTACCGACTTTGTAAGTGTCATCTACATTCTGCCAGTCTTGAATCAATTTAATTATCATTGTATTACTCCTTAAAAATGTCCAAATTTACATACCTGCAAACTCCATCTTATAGACGGCTGGCATCTCTGCTTTCGCTAATGCCTCTACCGCCCAAAGACTGATTGCCCTGGTATTTATTCGCCATACATAATTCCCACTTTCTTTTTCATCGCATTACCTATCAGCTTATCATAATCAGGTTCATCTTTGACGATATGAACGTCAACCTTTTCGCCGACAGATATTTTCGACTTTACATCTACGGCCTTCGCATCTGAATTAGTATTGGTCGGATAGAATGTCTCATCTTCATCAATACCAAGCTGCTCCTGCAATTCCTTCGATACGCTGATTTCTTTCGTCTTTACCGCAGTAGCCAACGCTTCGGGATTTGCCGGAACGGGTACTGCCGAAAACTCCAACAACTCCCACTCATCAAAAATCCGGCTCGCTTCCGCCCATTCCGGTCGCTTCTTAATTTCGTCCGGTGTTGGTGTATGTGATTTCTTCGGTATGAAACCCACACTGAAGGCACTCAGATAATTCTTTTTGTAAAGCTGGTAGATTTCATCGGCAAATACCGTATCTGCAAATTGAGCCTTCGCTGTTATCTGCTTCCGACCTTTTGTAATCCACTGTGTTCTCGCAATAGGCGGTTCGCCGTAACTGTGTGCCCATTGGACAACGGGGTTCTTCAAATACTGCTCGAAGTCTACACCTTTCGGCAGCAGAACTTCGCCGTCCCTATCGACCATATCAGTGGAAATGACCGCCGTAACCGTCCGCTCATCCTCGTCAACCTTCGTCTCGGCGATAAACTGCTTATAGATTTTATCATTCATAGCTTATCTCCTTACCTTAATGCGTATCCGCAGGTTGGGCAGTTACCAGATTTTCTGCAAATAATACAGCCCTTAAAACCGCACTTCGGGCAGATGCGAAGCATAGTTTTATCGACAAGTTCGTTACAGCACTCGCAATTTGCCTTTGCTGGCCCTGTTGCAGATGTTATTGGCAAATCAGGCTTTGCTCCGTACGTTTCGGGTTTTGGTATAGTTGCAGTTGCTTTCTTCGCTACTTTCTTTTTGGCTTTCTTCGCTACTTTCTTTTTGGCTTTCTTCGCCATAACATTACTCCTCATTTGCCCCGAAAGTGCTGCGGCTGATTGCCGATACCATATCTATCTTTCAGCACTTTCCGGTGATTTCGGGCGGCCTCTTGTTTTTCCTTCGCCTTTTCAGCTTTGTTTTGTGATTTGCTAATCATTTCTTTCTCCTAACTGCGGATGTCTGTCCGTCCAGACTCCCGTAAATTCGAATATGAACAACATTCTTTCCAACCTATATAAGTTGTAGGCCATAAATTCGTAGGCATTGACAAGCCCTTGAATTCTGCCTTTAAAATACTTCGTTCTTTGCTTTGCTCGTTCGCCCATCAAAACTCCTCAATAATCAGTTTTCTTCCACACGCACAAGTAAAACCCTGCGTTGTCTTATCAGGCTTCGGTGGCTTAACTGGTGGCATAGGTGGATACTCATCTTCATTAAGATTTGGCAAGCCATTCAAATCTCGTTTTCTATTGCTTCGACCCAAAGCCCATTCCATTAAATATAGTGGCGGCATTTTTATTTGCTCCCTATCAAAGTTAATCTCAAAGTGTCGATTTTATAACGAATATTCTGTCTGGCTTTTTCGATTACCTTTTTCGTAAAACGAAGTTGCTTTGATTTTTTAGGCGGCATACAACCCATTTCTAAAACTCCTCAATTACAGGGGCAATGGCACATCTGCACGATGGATGCAATGGCGGATGCCCCACGTTCTCGTATTCGAAATTCAATGTACTCTCATCGACTGTAAGCGTATCGCCCTTGCCGAAATAATTGACTTCGACATCGACAACCTTGCCGTCCAATGTCGGGCAGAAATCGCAGGTGCGGCTATCGCCGGATGACACCCAAATCTTCTTATGCACCACACCGGATTGAATGTAACCCTGCAAGGCACCTTCATTCCAAGCCCAAATAGCCTCCGCCCGTGCGATTCTAACGGCAGCGAACCTTTCAAGGTTCTCGAAATGCACGGCGACCCGCTTTCTTAATACCGCTACGCCCTCACCTTCCGCTAATCCCTTACCTAAATCCTTTCGCAAACCCTTGATAATACTGCCATTTATGGATTGGACGCTACCCGAACGGTGCTTGGCCAGTGATGCTTCGACCTTCGGATTGAGCGGGTCGAACATCCGTTCTGTCGTTATGCTTGCCAACGCCCTTTCACCACCGGCCATAAAGGTAGCCCTGACAAATGGGTCTTTCTTGGCTGCCAATTCGATATTCCATTTTTGCATATCAAACCAGCCGGAAACGAAATCAGCCGCACGGTCTTTATCTATCGGCTGGTATCGCTTGAAAGCGTCTGCGTCTTTATCGAAATTCTCCAATACCGTCAGTCCGACATCGTGGTAGTATTCCTGCATCGCCTTATCGAAATCACTATTGACGAAATTGGTCGGATGAGCCAGTGGCGGCATACGGCGGGGTGCTTTGACTATTTTCTCTGGCTGCCCTGTTAGTGATATTCCTGTAACCAAGGGTGCAACGTTGAACGGTAGTATCGGCACATCTCCCCATTCGACTTCCTCCTGACCATCAATCTGCCGCTCCTGATTTATAGAACTGTAGCCCGTTTTCAAGTTAGTTTCTATCTGCTTCAGCCGAAAATCCTTATCCCTCGGCACAGGATTATCGAATGCAGCAAACAGCCGTTCGTCATATCTCGGCAACATTCGCTCATTAAGTTTCTGCTCAACCCTACGTAGCCTTGGCGATATGGTGTCCTTCATATAGCTGAAATCACCGGCCTCGGCGTTGGCACGGTTGACGCTTTCGGTTTTCAACTTACTTTCCGGTACGCCAAAACAGGCGGCTATTTCAGTCAATGTCCATTTGCGGCCTTGCAGAAAGTTCATCTCTTTCGGCGATAATGTCAGTTGCTTCAATTCCGCACCGCCAGACAAGACCACCATTTTACCGGCCTTTTTCGTTCCCCTGAAACGTTTATTCCATAGCTTACGGATTTTCTCCTGTTCATCCTCGCTTGGACTGCCCGCATCTACCGGATAAGATAGTGCGTATTCCGGCTGTGCCCTATTTTGCAAAAGGCTTGTTTCATATTCACCCATAGAAATACCCAAATCAGCGGAAACAACGCAAGCCTGTAGTGGTGAGAGGCCATAAAAAGCATCCTGTGGGTTCGGGTACTTGAATTGGATTAGTTCCTCCGGCTCGATTCGGTATTTCTCAGCCATCGTAATCGAAAATTCGTAATGACTGATAAACTTCTGCTTATCGGGCACTATCTTGACGTATTGAGGCATCAACGGCCATATCTCGCTCGGCAACCCCGTCCCATTGGTTACGATTTGCCAGTAAGCGTTGCCCGTCAATTCCTGCGACAAGAACATCCCTTCCATTAGGTCAAATCCGTTCATAAACTCATTGACCTCAGCCATTAAGGTCAAAAACGGATGCTCTACCACTTCCTCGATTTCGGCAGCTTTGGCTAAATACGATTGTGCCGTTCGCAGCGATTGCAGGTATTTCAACCGCTCCTCCGATAGCGGCTTAGTGGGAAACAATGCTTTAGCTCCCCTACTCGGCTTGGCGGCATATAGACGTAACGGCACTTGGGCACACGCTATTGCGTTCTTATTGGCACAGGCATAGACCCAAGATGTGTATTTTTTGACTAATGAGCGATGCGATACATCGGGTAAGTATGGCCTGCCGGATTGCCACGATTGCACAACCCGACCACCAATATCAGCCCCCTTGAACAGCCAATTAGCAACTAATTGTCGAAAACCCATAAATCAATCCCATAGGGCGGGATTGTTAATCATCATCGAAAAAGCCATCATCTTCACCTAAGTCAGCCATATCGGAAACTTCGGGCACGAACGGTTCGTTATATCTTTGTTGCAGCATCGCTTCGCCTTCCAATACTTCTTCTTTTTCGGCTTCTTCACCCAAATCTATAAAGTCAATTCCGGCAACCACAGGCACAGTCCCCAAATAATACCGCATCCCGTCCATAGCGTGGTCTCTATATTTGACTGGTTCGCCATCAACAGGATTGCCTTCCTTGTCCTGCTTCCACTTGTAGCCACGTATCTCTTTTAGGATGTTCGGACTTCTTTGTGTGATATGCAGGTTTAATCGTTTGCATCGGTCAATCCCTACGCCGACCCAATTCTTATCTTTTTCGCCGAATACTTTCCTCACGCCGTGAACGTTGAAACCAGCTTCCCTGATTTCCTGTATCCGTTGCGGCTCGGCACTATCGGCCATTATGGTAGCGGTTTTGGAAATGTCAAGTTTTTTTATAAGATTTATTAGTGCAGAATTTGTAAGTCCTGATTCATAAACAACTTCGTCCAGGAAAATTTCTTTTTTGTCACGTATCCCGACCTTGGTAAGTGCTGTTGGATTGTTATAACCGAAGTCAAGACCGTATCCGACTTCGTCAAGCGTTTCCTCTTTCGGGAATGCCTCGATAATGTCCCAATTCGTATAGATTATGAAAGTCGGCGTAGCCCACTGGCCGAGCCGATAGATTTTATCATACTCCTCATCCTCATCCGCCAACTTTTCGATTTCTTCCCTGACATCGTCCGCCAGAAACGGGTTTGCCTGATGGTTGAGATGTAACTGCTGGCTATCGGGGTCAATATCAGCACCATCAGTCAACGCCTTTAGCCACGCATTGCCGATGGGGTCTTCTGGATTGAAGGAGTAAAAGAAGCGGTTTATGCCGTGCGGATTAGCAGCCCTTGTTCGCAGAACCAGTTGCAGCCATTCCCGATAAGTGAATTCTGTCGTCTCCTCAATCCACAAATAGTTTATGCCCTCGATAGACTTCTTTTTCAATACATCGTCAATGCTGTCGAAATAGAACTTGCTGCCAGTATCCTTGGCTGTATAGTACAAATCGCTCTTGTTAACAGTCCAATCCTTATCCTCATCCCCTATCAGCCGAATGCGGTTATCTACAAGCCTCATACAGCTTGATTTGACCTCCGGCTTGGTCTTTCGTATGGCTAAGATGCCGATATTGGTTTCACCGAACAATTTATCAATTAGTAAGTAGTCCGCAATCACCCAGCTTTTGCTCGATGAAGCACCGCCCCACAGGTAGTTGAATTTGATACCCGAACCGTCCCGAAGAAACAGAAACGGCTTTTTATTGACTTGGATTTTCATTTGTTGTTGTTGTAGTATAACGAAAAATTACCTGAACCCATTGTACCGGTTGCTGTCTTATCACTATAGCTCTTTTTCTCGGCTTTATCCTGCCCGTCAAAAGACCATAGGCTTCAGCTACAAGTGAAAAAGATTTGGCATCACCGCCTTTATCTGGATGAAGCAAATGAGCCTTTTTCTTATACGCCTTCTTAATATGCTGCTTATCTGGATTGCCTTTTAAGCCTAAGATTCTAATTGCTTCTTCCCTTGACATTGCTTGTCCTATTCAACCAATATCCTTCGTCAGCCATTTCCATACACAAACAATCATTATTGCCGTTGCCAAGAAAACACCTACGAACCAAAACTGGTTTATGGCCTCGCAATGTTCAATCCAGTCAAGAGCGTTCTGTATCATCATCTTTTTTCTCCTTCTTTTTGGGTTTATCTTCCTCACCGTTCACCGTAACAAATTCGACTATCAGCCTGCGTTCCGTCTTTTCGCTGGCTTCGCCTAACGCTTCTTTCTCGATTTTTATGCCCGATTCGATTGCACGAACGGCGGTCTTAGCTGGCATAGCCTTAACTACCGACTCTTTCAAGTTACCATCCTTATCATAAAACTTTGTCGTCCCCACCTTCTGCAATGCCTGCCCCTGCCGTGCCCATCGTGCTTGACGGGCGGCAATAGTGTTGTTGACTTTCTGCTCGGTGCGTTTATGAATATCAGCAATGCGAGCGTCCCATTCATTTTTTCTCCTGTATTTGCGAATGGTAGTTCGGGAAAATGAACAGGTGTTGGCCACGTATTGTTCAGACTGCTTTACACACCACGCAGCGAACATCGCCTCCTGCTCATCTTGTGTTTTGGCCGGTTTCATTATGTTTCGCCCTGTCATTTTCGACCAGCATATTATATTTGTCCATATCCATTATGGCGGGTATTTTATTAACGCCCCTTTCGGCCATTGTCGCAACAGTGTTTGCAACTTCTTCTCCAAATATCTGCCCTAAGCTCCATCGATGTGATATATATGCTGGTTCCGCATTAGGGGTATTATAACATATTAAGCATCTATAGCGGTTTCGAATAATTAACATTCCTTTGTGATTTAAGGTAAAGGGCGAGGCTTTACAGCCAAATGGTTTTTCCTTATGGATGTTACACAGCCCCCCTACAGTCTTAAAGGGACATTTCCGGTTCAATCCTGCCTGCAAAAAGCCTTTTTTAACTTCCCCGCCCAATTCTTTTATCCGCTTTTGTTCGCTTGGGTGTATAACAACCAAAATCCCCCCGTTGGATTTTTCGCAACAACGGCCTTGGCAAACACTTTCGATATACTTTCGTTGACACGGTTGGAATAATTGCCGCAACATTGCCCCTGATACTGTTATTCGTTTCATTCAATCCACTCGTTTGAAATATCTACTTTGCCAAAATCCTCTTTTATCTTATCAGGGTCGCCCTTATAGAATACCAAGATGTTTTGATGGGTTTTGCCTATCTTCCTGCCTGCCTGAAATTGTCTTGCAATACGAATGGGTAATGAACCAATGGCCGTTATTAAGATTATCTCGTTATAAAGTATTGCCCCTGCGGTTTGAAAGGCGGCAATAGTATCGCTTACAAAATTACGATAAAACCCATTTTTGTCCCGCATATCCCCAATTATAAAACAGGCGAACCGGTTTGGCTTCAATAGACTAACGCATCGCACTATTATTTCATCGTAGGCCGTCAAAAAATCCCTGTAGGTTCGCATATTACTTAACTCGCCAGCCAATTCGCTGTAAACCTCCAAATTATAATATGGTGGGCAGCTGAATATGAAATCATAACTATGGCCATCAGTCAACGCTGCCACGTCTCGGCTATCGCCCTGTATCCATTTTGGGATATTGTCAGGCATTATTCTGTGCCCCTGTTCGACATTCGCTACGACCTGTTCATCTCGCAATTCAATCCCTGTATAATAGTAGTCGAGAAAATTAGCTACTATTCCCCGCACGCTACCCCCCGCAAACGGGTCAAGTATCGCCCCGCCTGTTGGACAAAACCATTTATACATCAATTCAGTTAAAACAGGGTCGAAAATGGATGTGCCGGTTTGATTGATGCTGTTGCCTTTTATGCCCATTTTGTCGACCCACCCTTGCGTATTGTAAGCCCTTTGTTGAGCAAGAGGCCGCCCCCTACCATCGCCTCTTTCCCCCTTGCTGTAATCACAGGCTGGGCGGGGGCTTCCGCCAGGTGATAATTTTGCTTGTTTCTTATAATTTTTGCCAAACGAACCACACCCTGTACTTTCAGAACCAGGAGAGGTTTTTAATTCCCCCCTTCCTGTTTCTGATTTTATTCCCAACGCCAGCCATTGTCGCTTACGTTTTTGCCAATAACCTTGGCGGGCATCAAGGATTGAAAATGGTGGTACAGTAAAAGCTTTTTCTAATCTCCCTCTTGCATCTAAAACGCAGCCTTTAAATAATACGCCTTGCGGGTTCATATTTTAGCTTCTTTCACATCGAATTCCTCACCACATTTCGGGCATTTAACTATCGTAGATTCAGGTGGCGTAGGCTCTTGACTTGGCGGCGGCTCAAAAGTTGCTGGTGCTATATCGGCAATTTCTTCCTCGCTAAACCCTGTCAAATCCATCCTTACATCCAACCTATCAAACTCCACAAACAATTCGGCCAACTTTCCCAAATCCCAATCCGTATTCACTACGCTTTTATTATCAAATATGCCGTAAACTCTCGCATCCGTCTCGGTCAGGTCGAGGAATATGACCGCCACTTCCTTCTCGCCGATTTGCTTCAACGCCTTTAGCCGTGTGTGTCCTGCAATAATCACGTTGTCGGCCTTGCGGACGAGTATCGGGTTCGTATAGCCGAACGCTTCGATTGACTTGATTATCGATTCGACCGATTCATCGTTCTTGCGTGGGTTGCCTTCGAAGGGCCGTATCTGCTCGATAGGTACGTATTCGACTTGCAGCTTACGCTTTGCCATAGCCGTCTCCTATACTATTTTCGGCGTTTTGTCAAGATTATTTAATTCCAAGTTTTCTGAAAATCGGCTCTGCATACATTATGTGGTCGATATACCTCAACGCCGTCCGGTATCGGTTCACACGCTTGCCGACTTTGTCTCTTCGAGCCATTACCAAAATCAATGATACCATCGGATATTGTTCCTGCATACGCTTGAACTTTGTAATATCTTTTGAGATGAGCCAGCCTTTGCATTCGTAGTATTCTATCTTCTTATCGGTACAAAACACCTTGAAATCTGGCGTGTACTGCACGGGTGCGGTTTTGACATCCTTAAAAAAGAACGTCTCAGATTCGTATTCCCATTTCTCAACTTCACCGGCCTTTTGCAGAAAGACGAGATACTGTGCGAAACGGTATTCCAGACGGCTCCTGAATTTATACAGCACGCCGTCCATCACGACCTCTGTCGGCTGATTGTGCCAGTCCTGTACCAGTCTTTTGTTTTTCTCGAATCCCATCTTCTCAATCATTCAGACTTTCTCCTGTACCCTGAGTTTTTTGAGCATAACTACGATTCCCATTTTGCTTAATTGCCAATGTAATTCTCTGACTTTCTCAATAGATGGTTCGGGGAGTTTGTTATTTCGGGAGTTATAGCCAATCCAAACCATACAAGGGTTGATACCCTTTATCCATTGCAGGATATTGCACAAAGCAAAATCCATTATGGGTTCTATTGTTACCATTTTAAGATTGTGTTTTATACTTATTAAATCCAATACACGATATAATAGCAACGGGGCGTTTGATATACCCTGTGGCAAGCTATCGGTTTCTATGGTTGTTCCCAAAATGACGTTGCTAGGCCACTTTACCCTATTGAAAGTTAAAGGATTCTTTGACTGTATCAGAAAAGTTTTGTCTGGCTCTCGGCGTATTCTATCCACGATTCTCTCCAGATATTCCGTAGAGCAAAAACTAATATCTCCCATCGAGCAGGTGAATATAAATTGCATATATCCCGTTTTGGGCAATGATTGAGCAAGTCTTTCAGGGTGTTCGTGTGGTTCAAAATTATAACATTTCTGACAGTTCTTTTTCGCCCACCGTTTAAGTTGTGCCTGAAAAGAGTTTTTGCAATAAGTGCAATCGAACTTACAGCCAACAAATGGCGACCAAGTTTTTACGTTTAGGGAATACATATTACTATTTGGCATCAGGCTTTCTCCTTCTGCTTGGCTTGCCACCCTTTTATACATTTACATTTAGCTTCCCATACATCAGAACATTCTGAGGTTGGTATAGAATCTATACTAAACGAACCGTCCTTCATTTCCACATACCACCCCCAGTGGACAGGGGACAATCTTACAGCTATAACAGGCGGACATCCCGTTTCTCGTCTCATCCGATTATATATTGCTCTTGAAAATGAAGTTTGAAAGCGTTGTATTTCGTTCATTAGGCTTTCTCCTTGGCTATAAGAGCAGCCACAATCCAGTGGATGGGCTTAGCTTCGACATATCCCCACTTCCAATTTAGTAATTTGCTCCCTGTCATTTTCATATATACATCAAACATTCCGCATACCCATTTTCGTGTTCCATTCTCGGAGCTTATCACTTTATCCCTGAGTCTAAAGGCGAGGTCGGCAAGAGACTTTTCTCCACACAGATTTTGATAAGAAGATACATTTTCAAAAACCCACCTCTCTTGCTCTTCCTCCGGCAAATCCAACACTTTTAGCAGTTTTTCTGTTTTACTCATTCTTTTGCCTCGCTTAACACTCTTAACATTGCTTCCCTGAACGCCCCCTTGCATATTATTCCAAAGCCCTCAGTTTCGTTATCAAGGACATTGATAACATTACCAACAGAAGACATCATCAGCCCATTCGTTAGTATGGTCGCCAGCTCCTCAATAGATTGATTGGGGCATTTTGTAACAACCGTTGTCCCTACTCCGCCAGTTTTAAGCTCTTTATATATATTATTCTCTAAGTTTTTTTGTATCTGCGTTATCACTTTGCCTCGCTTTGAAGGGCTTGGGTTCGAGTTGACAACTTAATGCCACTCCCCAAGTCTATTACATCACAATCGTTTTCAAGTTCATCTGGTTGTAATTGTTGTAATTTTGTGTAAAGTTTTTTGTGGCTATTCTGCTCGTATAATTTTTCAAGTTCATCCCACGCCAAAGCAATTCTTTTCCAGATTTCTCCTAAACAGCCCATCTCCTTTATTCTTTTCTTCCATTCAGGAAAAACTTTAAGCAATTTATAGCACCGCCCAAAATCCGAACTATCGTGGGGATATGGCGTCCAAAGGTCTTTTAATATAGTTTTGGGAGGTAGGCTGCACATAACAAACACAATTACTTTACTGCTTTCTCCTACATCGCCACAACACCACCATTCCAAAAGTCGTTTTTCAATATAAAGTTTCATTCTTCATTCTCCTTTCAGGGCTTGCCTGATTTTCAAAAACATATCCCGCCGAATCCGAAACTGTTCACTATCAGAGTGGCGATTCTTGTTATATACAACAATGGCTTGGCACATCTTTTCAAGGGTTGTTAACCGCTTATTCTCTGCCTCAAGCTGCTTGATTTTGGCTTGGAGTGGTAATAACATATTGTCTATCGCTTCACTATATCCTTTCGCTATATCAGCATCTAAATCTTTTATTATATTAACTTGCCTCTCGATTTGCTTGGCTTGGGCGGTGAGATGGTCAAGGACTTGCAACGTCAACTCATCTCTTTTAGAATGCCAATGGTCAATGTATGAATTAGGATTTTTTATTCTATTCCTCAGTTCTTTCACAAGCTCCTCTACCTCGCCAGCAGGGACTTGGTTTGCTTTTTCGAGCAGGGTGCAGGTTTTCGACAGGTCGCCGCAGGTGTGCAGTTTATCGCCGGAGCAGGTTGGTGTAGTCCTACAATTATCTTCGTGCCCTCGGTATTCTTCCTGCATAAAGGCAGGAAATGTTTTACCACATCTTTTGCAAATAAGTGGCTCAGGGCAGGACTCGTCAAACGGGCATTGCATCTTCGTTAGCATATGTGAATCGCCTGCCATTGGGTCGTCTACTTGTTTGTGCTTGCCATTTACCCCACCACATCTCTTACACACAGAGCAGGCTGGGAAATTTAGATGTACAAACTTACCAAATAATTCTTTTGCTTTAATATCATATGCTCTGGCTGCTTCTTTTTCGTCATCGTATTGTCCAATGAAAATTTTCTTATTATTATGTTTTATACAGGCTTCCCACTTTTTTTCTCTTTTTGCCCAACAGACACCTTTGTATTCTGAACTACGGCCTGAAATTCCTCTGCGATGAAAAGAGCTTTCTTGTGGAGTACAAAGCCTTAAATTAGCCTTTCTATTATCAAGGCAATTATAGTTTATATGGTCAACAAACATCCCATCAGGAGCATTGAGAATAAAACGGTGCATTTTTATATGCGTCTGTTCGCCTTTGGTTTGGCTCATACAAACAGTGTGAGCAACCCCAGCATTTACAATCGCACGCCATTTGAACTCGTTTACCCGTTCGTAATCCTCGGCATCAACCAGTACTTTATAACCCTTTGTCAGTGATATCTCTTTTGTCCCGCAGGCGGGGCAGGGAATGTACTCAACTGCATCATCGGGCATCTGACAGGCCTCAGCAATACTTATTACCTTCTTATCGGTTTTGTTCCACCAAACCCTTTTACTTCCTCTGCACACAGAGCAGGACTTTAGGAGCAGGGCAAGGGCTCCAATCAAAATTCCTTGCAGGGCTTCGGCATTGACTACTATAGTTATTGGGTCGTTTTGTTCTTGTTCAAAAGTTTCTGTAATATCCTTGCCTCGTTCCAGCAGCTCTCTCATTTTCTCCACGTCAATGTCTACTTGCATTCTGGCCTCCAATTTTCCAGCTCAAATTTACATTCCTGCTTAATCCTGTCATTGACAGCAGGGTTTCGCTCTATATCCGGCAAATTCCATAATCTCTCTATCACCTTCAAGATTAGAGCAGAAGGTATCCTGTATTTAGGCGGTATTCGTATGGGTCTTTTGCGGTTCATAATAACCATCCTCCCATTGCCACTTGATAAGTCCACTTTTCGGGAGGCCATTCTAATTCAATTCCTATTTTTCGCATTGTTTGAGTAACGTTTATCCCCATCGCTTCGGGACACATCGTAAGGAAGAGACCTGATACTTGTGATAAAGATACTTGGATAAATTCACGTAGAGGTTTTCTTGCTGTGCCCTGCCAATAAAGACAACAATCCAACTGTCGCCGAGACCAGCTTGGATGTCTTGCTTTCATCCTTTCACGATGAGTACCCAAATCAAATCTCGTCCAGAATACCCAAGTTGCTGTTCCCAAATCACATATTTCTGACCATAGTTTTGCTTGTGGCGGACAAGTTAAGCGTCTGCCATAGTTAGGGCAGCCTTTTGGGTGATTAGAGTATGGCTGTTGGCATAATTCCCGAACAGAAACGTCAATAATAGGTACAACTTTCTCTCGCTGAATTTTTTTGCGGTTCATAGGCTTTCCAGTCCTTCAATCCTTGATAAGCTCAAATTGTTCTGAAATAGCCCACTGGCAAAGGGGTGTAATGCGGCCTTCATATTCTTCTTTTGCGTGCCACTGTAGCTCCTCTTCGTACCACATAATAGTTAAAATTCGCTTGCCAGATTTCACTTTATCCCCTGCATACACCTCGTCCCCGTTCTTGTCGAGGCAAACGAGCTGGCCGACTGTTTCAGGGATGACTTCGTAATCGGTATAATCAAATTCAGCAGGTTGAAAATTCATAGAACGTATAAAATGCTTACCCTTATAAAAATCACCAGCTTCTTCGTTACACCAGTAATAGCCATACACCCATTCCCCGTTATCAATCCGCTTGCCTTTGAACTTTATTTTGTGCATTTCTTCTTCCTCTTAGTCTTCCTCAAAAGCATACTTTTTTCTATTGGGGCTTTTGGCCTCTCTTAATGTTTCCTCGGCAGCTTTTTTTGCCATTTCTCGTATCATTGGGTTCGCACTTTTAATATCCCGATAGTATCGTGGCGGTAAATCATATCGCATTTTCCAGCCCCGTTTTGCATCCTTAAAATCACACAAAGCACAAACAACACCGATAATTCCAAAAGTAATTACTATCCAACCGCCCTTGTCTGCGGTAATGCCTGCCAAAATAAAAAAACCACTAATAGCAAGCATAATCGTTCCGCTAATTTCGCAACTTGATTGCCATCTTTGTCTTCTATCTCCTGGTCTTGGTCTCATTATCTTTCTCCTTTTTCTTAGCTTTCACTTTCCGCAACTCTACGGCGGTCAAACATAACAGGTAGTATACATTTGCGTAGTGGGCTTGTTGTTGTTGCTTAGTCATCAGAGTTCCTTTTCGGCTCTGTCATAAGGCTTGCTTCGGCTGTCCAGTCTTGAATTATCAATGAGACTTCTTCTTGGTACGCATCGCAAGTGTCCCATTCTTCGCAGCCTTTTTTAGACCCTTTACAATCTCTACAAAATTCTTCTACGGCCAGCCGTTCTGCTTCTTCTCTAATATTCATTTTGGCCTCCCGTTCCAAGCCTTGATAGCTTCTTTCCTGGTTTTGCAACATATACCACACGCACGACATCCTTGACAACGAATCCAAAACATTTCAGGAGCTTCACCCCTAACTATAACCAATTCAGCCTTACAATTTCTATGACACGGCTTTAGTTTGGTTTTCATTTACCTTCCCTTTCCTGTAAAATCTCCTTTATTAGCCAATGTTGCATTCACGCCCTCGGCATTTTTTTTATCTGTTGAGGCGATAGTATTTTTGACTGTATTTGTGCCTCTCCTATTATCGTTATCGCACTTTTGCGTATCCAAAAGGTAGGATTTATCTGCCTTTTATCATCGCCGAATACTTCCTCAACCATCTCTGGTATTTTTTCCTCATCAATCTCGAACTGAAGGTCTAAACGTCCGACCGACAGCATCATCTTTTTACGCATTTCAATCGCTCCTTAACTTTCAACCAGTATTTTTCCGTGCTTTGCTTTTTCCAACCGTACAAGCCGCCATTATGTATCCGAGCGTAATCCTCAAAAGTCGGTTCGTATCCAAGTCGTTCCGCCGTACCATAATGGTTTAGATATATTGAGGTCATTGCTCTGCTTTTTTGTTCGTTTCTCCTATCTTCGTAACTAAATTGGTAAACATCTTCGTTGTCTATTTGAACAGGTACTGCTTTTGTTAATCTTCCGTTGTCAATATAGGATTGATATTTATCTGACCATATCCTCATTATCCTATTTACATCGTCAACGTAAATTTGATGTATTTGGTACGCTCCGACCGCAGCCCCTCCGTCCCCAACTGCATCGGCACGACCTCCAGATTCAACTTGACAGATTGCATCTAATAAATCATCGAAGGTCGGCTCGTGTTGTTTTGTAAATCCTAAATCTTCCCTTTCAAGAAAACCCAAACCATTCAAAAATATAATCGTTGCAGCCCATCCTAAAAATAAACCTATGATAAACATTTCGAATTTTCTCATTTTAGTTTCCTTTGATAGCCTATTTCTCTACGCAACGTACTGAAAAAATATGCCACTGGTTTAATGCCGTGTTTTTTTGAAGCTTCAGCGTGTCCTAAAACCCGTTCAAAAATCTTTATTGTAAAGCGTTCTTGCACAATTTCTTCTATCAACCAGTTTGTTAAGTTTACAAACGCTGAACGGTCAGATTTTGTATGGACTTTAATTATATCTTCAAGTGTTGGTATAAATTTAAGTCGCCACGAAGCGAAGTCGGAAACGGAGAGTTTAGGCTCTTTCGAATTCGAAGAATCTCTTATCTTCGCTTTCCTTTTCGTTACTTCACTTTGTTGCAACGCCGTTGGCGTTTGTTCGCAACGCTGTTTGAATAGTGTTCGGCGAACTTTCCCACTCATAACTCCCGCTCTACGCTTATCTTGCATCGATTTTTGTGCCCTCAATAATTCCTTAGTTACCCTCGAATGTGTTACGAAGCGAGTCCGAGGGGTAGGGCGACTGTTTATTTTGCCGCATAAATGTTTAGCCCGAATTGTTGTTAAACCCTGCACTTGAAATTTACGCTTAATCTTCGGCCATACTTTTTCATTAAATTCAAGGACGGTGGAACAATGACATACTTCCGCAAGTACCTCATAATCAAACTCAATCCACCCGTTATTGCAATACAGGAAGAAAACTAATTGCCAATATGCTCGATATTGCCGGTCGTCCATACTGGCTACATACATATCCGTCAATGCCGCTGCCGGTTGAAAACTCACATAAGTCGGTTGATTTTCAGTCATTCATATCTCCGCAGGCGGACAGCACAGGGCAGCCATCCCTGAAGAACTTAATTAGCCTATCGCCTACGGTATCACGGCTGCCATCCATAGCCCCTGTGCTGCCTTTCATCTTATTCTCATTCTGCATAAACGATTTTCTTCCGCCACGATGTTATCGTCTTGGCTTCTTGTGCCTTGCGATTCGATTCGATTTGTTTCCAAGTGATAAGGAATTTTCCGCAGCATAAATCCTGTCCCTTAACCAAAGCTGCGTCCCGCATCTTTTTCAGGTCTTTGATTTCTTCCTCGGCGGGTTCGAGTTCACGAAGACGGGTCAATACAGCTTCGAGATTTTCGTCCTCGCTGGTTTTCAGGTTGCCGCTCGTCTCATAGCACGGCATACAGATTGAATTAAACGGGCACTTTGGACATTCGTCAGGGTCGTTTAACTTATCCGGCAGGGTCTTATTCTCAATGTTCAGGTTCACAAAGTCGGCTGCCTCAATTAGCCTATCGGCAAATTCGTAGTCGAGCGGATACTCGATGAATTTATACTCCCACCAATTAGCTTTGTTGACGATAAGGAACCAGCCGACCGGAAAGTTGCTGCCGAGTTCGTAGATTGTAAGCTGGCCGAGGTATCGTTCCATCCATTTGTATTTATGGAAGTCATCAATCGTGTTGACTTGTTTGAAAAGGTTGGGGTTGAATCCCTTGACCTCGACTACGCCGAGTATTTCCGGCCTCTCGCCGTTCATACTTGCCTTCAAAAACAGGTCAGGCTCGCCGCCGATTTGGTGGTCGTTCAAAAAAGCATCGTTCAGCTTTACACCGGTATCGACCAGTTCCCACATCGGCTTTGCGTGCATCCCGATTTCGTTCAGGATTGACTTGACTTGCTTCTCAATCTTTCGTCCAGTATTGAAGATGCCCTGTAACCGTGCGTCCGGCGGTGATTGTTTGTCCCAATCGGTGCGGTAATATACCTGCTTGCGTAGGCACTTCTCCAGTAATACGGTCGCCCAATTCGACCGGTGTGGCAAAACCTTCGCATCGGCTATCAGCGATTTTTCGATGTCAGCTAATATGTCAGGTGTTTGCATCTTGCACCGCCTTATCCGCCAGTTTCTTCGCTGTGGCCAATGAAATCTCAAGTCGCTTGCCCTTTAACTGGTCTGCTGACAATCCCGCAACCATTTTAGTCTTGTCCTTCTTGTCGGGAAAGGCCGATAAACCGATACAAACTTTTCGGGCTATATCGATGGATTTGCCGGTACTGACTTTTTCGAAATCATCGTCCGATAACTGCATCAGTTTTACTTTGCCTTCGTGATGTTCCACTCCGAATCCGGCGTTGACGATTGTTTGGCACGCTGTGCATAGCTCGGCTTGCTTCGCAGAATCGTCTGTTGATGTCCCACCTTTTGTGCCGGATTTGAATGGCACCTTGCCTGTCTTGGCATCCGGCCTGCCGGTCTTAGCCATAACCTTTTCCCATTCCTCGACAGGAATGGCACGCAAACCAAACAGCGATTTCAAGCAGTTGCCGATGAAGTAGTGATAGGCCGCCCGCCTGATGTTGTTCTCGTTGATTTCCTCGTCAGCCTTCCATTCGCCGCCCTTCCTGGCTACGAATGCCTCACGGCTGCTGTAACAGCCCATGGCCCACACACGCCGCCCCTGACAGCTTGCATAGCCCTCATAGACTATTCTGTAACCCTTGCCGATAGCATCCGTGAATTCCTCACGGCGGCTGACAACACCATCCTCAATCTTATATGGGAACAGCCGTGCTATCCGCTCCGCCGCCGCCGATTTCAGGCACATCATTCCGCTAAATTCAAGCCAATCGCCCGCATAAGTCATTGCCGCAAGGATTGTATTCTGTGCCTGTGCGAATCTTGGTGCGAGTTCGGCCAGCTTCTCGAACATAGCCAGCCGGACTTCGGGGTTGGCCTCAACCTCCAGCCTCATCATTTCCGTTTCCGCCGTTTCCGGCGGGGACAAGTCCGTCCCTTCCACAATTTGTTCATCCGTCATTTTTTTTCCTTTCAGTTTTCGGCTTTTATATTTAATCGGTTATTCTCTGTTGTAAATCTCCAACTTCCTGCTCTAAGTCGGCATTTTCTTGTTCTAAGGTTTCAATGTTTCCTTCAGCCTCACAAAAAGGACAGTTTTTACTTATATAAACAACAATACAGGTGGTATGGTTTTCGCAAGTATTCATTTTTTATCTTTTCCCCGCCTTATGGCGGATAGTTTTCAAAGGTGGCCGGCGGGCCGTTGGTCTGCAATAGTCCTTCGCAGTGCCGTTACTCCTGTTTCGTAGTCGGCTAAGTTTATCTAAGTTATTAGGCTTCCACGCCACCGCCAGCCATATTCAGTTTTCAAAAAAAAAGCCAGAGCCCGTGCTAGCACTCTGACTTCGGAGGAGGGTAAAGAAAAGCTATAATTCCAAAGCCTCCCGTTGGTTGGACACCGGCTTGATGGCGTTGTGGGACAAAGGCAAAAAGCGATGTTTACGAGAGGCTTTATAAACAGATTATACCAGCATCCAACCATACTTAAAGTATACACCATATCTACCGGAAAGCAAAATGTATTTTCAGGTTTTTTTTGTATTTTCATAAACCAAGCGTTTACAGTAATTTACGACAATCTTACCGCACCATCTAAGCAGCCAACGGTCGTAAGTCGGCCTGTTACCGGCGATGCTGTGAGCCTTGCGGATTAGCCGGTACTCATCTGGCGTTACGTGGAATGTCGATTGTATAAGACCTTTTTTATTGAGTTTCATTCGTAATCTCCGAACTTACGCCTCTGTTCCTTCATTTCGTGATACCAATTATCATTCCATTCATACTCCGCCACTTGTGCCTTGTGGCCGTCCCCGCATTCGACCTTGATGATGTTGGTCTTAATAGGGCAGTTGCGGCCATATCTCAAATGATGTACGAACCCGCTCAATCGAGAAGTGAAAAAAGGCCAGTGGTTCGCATCAGCCTGCGTCAATTTTAATCCGTTCCGCAAAGCGTATTCTATGCGGTCGATGATTTTAGGCTTCTGTCGTGCAGCTTCCAAAACAGCGGCTACATCGATTGTCTGCGTTATGCTTTCAAATAAGTCATTCATTCCCTTATTCCTTGCTGGCTCGTATTATTTCTTCTCGACACCAACTATCTTGATGCTTGGCCTTTTTTGCATATTTTCGGTGGAGTTTTTTCATATCCTCATAATTATCACCACAAATTTCAGGCCAAATATCGTGCCAAGCAAAATCATAAACTTTGTTCTTTGGAAGACTCCATTTAAGAGCATCTGCGTTGATAATAGAGAGTCGACCGTTATATTTATTTTCTAAATGCTTTCCTACAAGCTGTATAACTTCAGGTGATATTTCTATAACAGTTACCCGTGTAACATCAGGATTTGACATTAGCCCTTCCACTATGAACCCCAATCCCAAGCCATTAACCAAAATATCCCCGCTTGCTCGATATAAAAAATGCAAGTGGTCGTTTAATTCTGCGGGAGTATCCGACATAATAACAGAGCCACAATGAATTAGCTTGGTGTATTTTCCAGCCTTTATTTCTCTGCGAGAACCTTGGATGGCACATCGAAGATTGTGAAAGTCGGCATCTTTTTGAGAAACTTCAAATTTTTCTACCTTCCAATCGCCATTTTTGCCACAAGGTACAGTAGACTTTATCCCTAAAAGTTTTTTGTGAACCACTTTTCCTTACTCTTTCGCCTTTGCTATGGCAACTTTGGCTATACTGTGAATTTGCAGGTCGTATCCTACACGCCTTTTTAGACAACCTTTTTCGATTGCTTCAATTTTCTCGCAAGCCTCCAGTAAATCAGGTGCGGCTGCTATTAGGCGGGCGTTGGCTAATCTTTCGCTTTCCATAGTTGCCGCACGATGGTACAGCCTCCGAACATCTGGCCATTTTTTATTCCAGTCTGCTCTCTTTACTATTTGCAAAGTACCATCTGCTCCCATTGTTTCTTCCCTAAATTACTGCCCAAACTGCACAGCCATTACGTTTCATCAGTTTTTGCCCTTTGTTCTCTTGGTAAACTTCACCAATAGTATTGAGCCTTGCTATTTTGCCTTTGTGGTACAGGCCGGAAAGTCGGCGTTCAATTCTGTGATAATTTTCCGCCTCATCACCAATTTGCCAGTGAGCAAGTTCTTTCGGGGTAAAATCCTTGTGGTGGGCATCAATTATGTACCGGCGAATATCATTATAAACCCCTTGTTCTTGCAAGCTTAATGCCCCTGACTTAATCATTCTGTCTGCTGCAATATACGAAGTTTCAGGGTCTCCTGTATGGCTTAGCGGCCTGTCGAATAGTGTTTTAGTCTCAGTCATTTTTGGCCTTAAAACATTTTCCAATACCCATCACTTGTAATGTTTTCTGGCTTTACCATTATCGTTCTGTTGCCATTTCCACCGTGCCAACAACAAGGAACTCTTTTTTTCTTTTTGTTCTTGTATGGCGGGGGCTCATCAACACCGATAGATACACGCCAGACCAATTTTGCTGAATCTCTACTCCAACAATTAGGATTGTAGAAGTTATCGTGACAACCTGCACAGTGCCTTAAGTCAATCTTTTTGCTCATTGCTCTTCCTCAAACTTTACTTTGATAAATTCTCTAAATTCTTCTGCTCGTTCTGATAAAATTCTTGAAAGAAACATATCGATTTGTTCAGGAGTGTTTTTTGCATCTAAAGCCATTTTGTAAAACAATCCCACAGATTCATTAAATTCATCTAATAGTTTCTTCATATCAGAAGGAAGCATATTTACCTTTGTTTCTTTATCCCCATACTCTTAGCATTTATCCATTTATCCGCCGACTGTTGGCAAACGGCCAGCCTGTGTTTTTCTTTGCTCTCTACGCCCCAGACACCGTCAGGAACAGCCCCCACTTGCCCCTGTAGCTCTTTAATAGACTTGACGTAGTTGTAACCGTCCTTATAGCCAATGTCGTAGTTTCTCTGGGGGCTGTTATATATTTTTAGCAATAACAATCCTGGACTTTGCCTCTTTGAGTAAGTCAATAGCCCATTGAGGCTTGTTGTCGTTTTTGACGTACCAACTTACAGCTTTCAACCAAGCCTTAAAATAAAACAAGCGTTTTTTGTGTTCGGCAGTCATAATCATTACTCCTTCATAAAAGGTTGAGGGTTTAGCTGTGGTTACTGATTTTCTCTTCTGCACAAGATATTAAGGTGCGTATTCGGTCAACAGCTTCGCTAAATGTGTTGCCTTTGCCCATTCCATTGCATTCAATTTCAGTGTTTAACAAGATGTCTAATGCTTTTTCAAGTCTTGTGATTGTTTTGTGGGTAATCATTTTTTGTTCTCCTTGTTTAGTTTCCAGTTTACCTTTGTCCATCTATATTAAGTATAACACATTATCGGCTAAAAGCAAATAAAAAATATAACTTTTTTATATTTTCCTCTGTGAAATTAACTACAAATCTCCTAAGCCTTTATTACATAAAGAGTTATGATTCATATATTTTTGTATTATCTTTTGGTTTTAATCGGCGTAAAAGCCTTATTTCCCGCATAGCCCAATCCCCATATTTTTCGGAGAGTCTAACTTTTACAAAATAGCGTTTATCCATATCTGTTATTTTAATATGCATATTTATTCTGGTTCTAAGATTAATAGTTGAACCTATATAAGATATTTTATTATGAGAATATATTATATAACAGCCTGCTGCCATCGGCATAGATTTTTTGAATTGTTCGGCAGACTTAAAGGTTTTCCATTTGCTGCCTTGTTCGTCTAAGGGTTCGATTATTTTTTTTCTCCTTGCCTTTCTTGTTTTTTCTATAAATTTTTTTACCCTTAGAGGCTTAACTACCTCACATTTATTACAAAAACGACTCGAAAAGTATTCAAATTCTGTAATCGACTTTACTCGTTTGCATTTACGGCATCTTTTCTGCATTATATTATTCCTAAAAAAATGCCCTGCTTGGCTGATATTTTCACGCTGGGTAAGGTGAGAAACCAAACAGGGCAAATTGTCAATTTACAGAAATTCCCATAATGAAAATATCAATAGTATTATAAAAGGATTGAACCAGAAAAGCAAGCAAAATAAATAAAAAAAACGGCTGACCCACCGCCCTATCAGGTCAGCCGCCAAACCGGAAACTATGCGATAGGAAAACTGTGTGGAAAACCTATCGCTCTTGAAAGGAAAAAATGTCCTTATTTACTGCTTACTGCTTATGCCTTTTACCGCCGAATAACTTCCCGATGCCGTAAGCCCGATTATAATTGATGGCATTATCGGGTCAGGTATATTTGTTACGGTTGCCAAAGCGTATGCTATGACTATGCTGATGAACGGCAGGTATTGTTTTACCTTCTTGAATATCTCCGTGTTCTTCAGTAGTTGCATCAACACCGCAACGATGGGTACAAGCGTTAGCATTTCAGTCGTTAGTTTAATGTCGAGCGTTTCCATATTTTACTCCTTAACAGATTTCAAAGCCTTCGCAACGGCCAACAACAGGCCGCCGCCTACAATAATTGCGAGTCCGATTTGCGGATTGAACAATGCAACGGTCGAGCCGGCTTCACCGGCAGCCTCTCCAACCTTTTTTATGGCTTCTGGGTTTTTGGTAAGCTGCTCCAAAACCGCACAACCGCCGCAAAGCAGAATGAATAATCCGGTCAGATAAATCTTTCGCATCAGTTTTCTCCTTCATTATTTATTTGCGTATCAAACGCTTGTCTAACTTTGTGCAGGTCGTTTTGCAAGTCGCTCACTTTAAGAAACTCATCTGGATGCGTGGCGTGGAAAGCAAGTTCATCTGTCAAAGTCTGTATATTCTCGATAATTTTCTTAGTTTTTTCATTCATTGTGGCAGCCTTCGCAAAACTTCTTTCATATCACCTTTTATTTCACCTACATCTTTTTGAATTATCTCGACATCCCGCTGCATCACCGCTTGGCGTTTGTCAATGACAGCTATTAATGCCTCCTGTATCTTGTCCTCGGTGTCATCAGTAGATTGTACTGCTTTGATTGTAACGATTTCTTGCTCCATCTTCGCCTTGCCGGAAGCGTTTGTAATCAACCAACCGACCATAATGACTAATACGGTCAAAATCATTGCTACCCATTTCGTTATATGGTCGTGGAAAATCTGCATTATAGTAAGCTCCTTTTTTTACGGCTGGTCATAGGTCAACGCCAGCTTGCCGTGCGAACCTATCGTTATAGCCGCACCGTAATCATACCAGTTTGTGATTGTGATATTCGCCTTGTTGTTGTCAATGTTAAATATCGAACCGCCAAAAGTATAAATCGTTGTTATCGTCTTAGCCCTATCGTCATTCGTAGTTGCATCGGCAAGGAATCTGCTTTTGCCAAACAGCCAAGCGGTCGTAATCGTAGGCGTTCCCGAATCATCGGGATACCAGTTGAACATCCCACCGTGCATCACCAGCAGCGTTATGTTAAGGTCAGCCTCCGGCGAGCCACCGAGGTCTGTTCCATAATTCACTATGCCGTTGTAAATATGAAACGTACCGACCTGACTGTCGGTCGTCAATGTTCCGTTTGCCATATAGATATTTGTGGCTTGACTGTTTAACACATCGTAAGCATCCTTCTCGATAATAACCGTAGTATTGCTCGCCTTATTATTTTTCGGCATAACATATAGGTTTGCGACCGAGCAGCCTTGGTCGTCCGTATCGGCACTATAAAAGGCCAAATACAACGTCCCCGCAAGCAGGTACACATCCGTAAATTCAGCCACATTAGCCCCATCATTGCAGTTGCTATACAAATACACGGTCGCAGATGAGTTATTGATTATCACCTTGCCAACTGTCGTATTTGTGCTTTGGTCGTTTTTACCCACGTTGATATGATACGTCCCTGTCCCCTCGATAATTATGGTATCGGGCGAACAGATGCACGGCAAAGCCGCCGTTCCTATCCCGCCGGTGTAACCTTCTTTGAAATGCAGCAAATCGAACGTACAGGCTGTATCCTTACCGCTGTGCCCTACGCCGCCGTCCGTCATTCCCGTTGTCGGTTTTGTAACCTGCCGACTATCAAAAACAACTTCATCATCGGCAACCGGCAAGGCATCGCCCGTCCAGTTCGCAGCCGTAGCCCAATCCGTATCCGTATCGCCATCCCACACTCTTACAGCCATAATAAATCTCCTTTACCATTTATTTAAGGGGCATTTTTCTTTTTCAACTCTCGCCTTCGCTGGTATAAAGCATTTGCATATTGAACACCAAAGCGTCCGTTTTATCCAATAGTTTTTTACGCAATGCTGACAAACCCGTATCCTGCCATCTGTAAATTCATACTTCACACCAGCCGCCAAATTCGTATAGCCGATAGCGATGTTCTTTGCCTTCTTAACTGTTTTGCCACAACATCCCATAATTAACTGAAACTAATAGAAACTGAACCATCATAACCAGCTATCCAAGTACCTGTTCCCAATGCACTTTCGCAGGTACTTTCATCTACACATTCTATTGTTCCTATTGCAACTGATGATAAGTCAAGACAATCTGACGAAACAAGTTGATTGTTAGCAGAAGAAGCGTCCCCTCCCACATTATTCGCATAAAATCCAATTCCGCCATTATCCACATCGTAACCATCATAAGCTGCAACAATCTCAAGTTTTCCCATATTAGCCCCTACATTGTAGCAACACACACCTATACACCAACTATCTTGAAATTTGCCCCAACATAAACAACCACCTGGCCCAGTTATTCCTCCAGTAAGAACGAAAGTTGTATTAAGGTCACTTGGCCAACAATGAAATTCGCTTGAATCCGGAGGATACTCCTTACAAGGGCTACATTCAACTACACTGGAAAATGTCAAAGTTATACTGCCAACAGGACACTCGATAATTTGTACTTTATTAGTTGCAGCATTATAACTTACTTTCAATGTACTTGGATTATATTGAACTTTTGACATAATCAACTACACAGACAATTTTCGGTGGTATCGAATCCCTCGGTAGAATACCAAGTACCGCCTATATTTGTTACAATAATTAGGTTGCCATCTTTTAATCTTCGTGTGCAGGCGTTGAGATTCCCACCGCCACTGATTTGACAATTCACGGTTATCTCTGTTCCGGTAGCATCCGTATCGAGATAGCATACTATGGTTGTCGCCGCACCTGCATCAGCCTTGCAATATGCTTTACGGTTGCTACCCATATTTTGCTCAATCGGTATCCCCACCCATCGCAAATTACCCTCGTCATCCGGCCATTGCCAGCAAGCCATCCTGTCATTGGCAGCTAATTGAGCGACATAAGTAGCTTCGGGATTATTCTCCAACAGATTCAAAACGACTATCGTAGTGGTATCGTAATCGAGGAATTTATCAAGCCCGCCTTCGTCCGCCCAATTCGTAGCATCCAGTTTTTGACGGTAACAGTTGTAAAGACCATCGCCGGTCGCTGCCGATTGAACCTCGAAAATCCTGATTGTAACCCCTTTGCCCTCCTGACTTTGCAGGATGTTCACGCCCAAGGGTGATACGGACGAATTGATACCGCTATGCGAATTGACTTTCGATAGTGAATTCACCCTGTCGATTACGACATTTATATCGGCAGGTTTTGGCCGCCTATAGGCCGGTATTTTAACTAATGCTATCATTATAACTAATCCGTGTCTGGGTACAAATCACAACTCATCTCAACCCATCATCAATATCGGTATCGTAATCGTCCGGCCAGGGCAACCGGTCAAAATTGGCCGTGCCGTACATCTTAATCGAACTGCTGACCCCGTGCGGGGTATTCCAACCCTCATCGTTATACAAAAATTGCATTACAATCTCGTAGGCACCTTGACTTAGTTGTGTTGCATTAAATCCGGTGAACAGCCATTTGCCGGTATCATTGCCTGTTATGTCAATTATACTCTCCTCGGTTCTTCGGTAGTATTGTTTCATAAAATCGCCGCTGTTGACCTTGCCGATTGAATCCTTGACCTTGTTCCAGTCCCAATTCGACAAATACGATTTCGTGCTATAGGTAATGTTTGGCCTGTACCATATCAAATCAGGGGCATCCTCGCTACCGTACAACACAGGCCATTCCTTGGCGTTGGCATCGGTATCGTGAAACTTCATACCCGAAACGGCCTGAACGCTGAAATCGAAAGTATCCCGCATACTGGCAATTTTGTCAGTCTCCTTTTCCCTGAAATTCATACCCATTTTGGAATAGGTGAATTCGACTTCGCATTCCTTGTTAGACCGCCATCGGTTACGGATGTCCGTAACTCGCAAGTCGGGGCGGTTCTCGCTGAATATCTCGCCTATTTCCGGCAGCGTTGTTGTCCCGTCCGTCCAAGCGTTCCAATCGTCATCGCTAATTGAAAAGTATCGGGTCAGGGTAGTCCCCTCTTTCGTAATGTGCATCTCCCGACTTGTGTATAGTTCTACAATCGCCATCAGCCAACCCTATCCTGTCGAGTGTTTCTTTCTATGCGTTCAAGTACCGTTACCGCCCTCGCACCTTCCATAACCGCCGGTGTCCCCTTGACAACTCTGCCGCCCGCACCGGCCAAAAGCATACCAGTAGTTATCACGTTCGCAGGTTGTTCTGCCAAGAAACTTGCCGTCTTACCAGCCAATCGTCCTGCCCCGCCCACTAACGACAAAAAGGCCGTCAGCTTTGGGAATTCCTTTTTAATGGCATTTGACAGCCTACCTGTTTCTATAAGCTCAATCAGTTCTTTTATCTTGCCGACTACAACCGTAATCGCTTTGGCCACCGATGTCCCCCAATCCCGTATCCTCTCTTTGTTTTCAGTCAACCATACCCGCATCTCATTCGCTATTCGTTTTATGACTGGTGCTAATTCTGCCCCAATTTCAACAGCTAAAATCGTAAATGTTTGCCGAAGTCTGCTCAAATCAAATGCCAAAGTATTTGTCATTTTATCAAAAGCTATTTGTGTCAATCCAGTCGAGTTTAACATCAATTTCAAATCAGAAGCCTGTCCTTTTGCCGCTTTCAAACTTGCAGCAAAACCGGCCATACCCCTAATATTTGGTATGAGTGCCGCCAATTGTTCCCCTGTAGCACCTTTGAGTTTTTTCAGAACGCCTACCAGCCCTAAACTCTTAAGCGTTACACTACTTAATTCAAAACCGAATTTCTTTGCCATTTTTTGAGCTTCGCTTGTTGGTTTCAAAAAAGCATTTATAAGTCCTCGCATAGCTGTTGTTGCTATGTCTACCTGCAATCCGGCACGGGTCATAGTTGCAATAGCAGCACTTAATTCTTCAAAGGAAATCCCCGCTACACTTCCGATAGCAGTTACCTTACCAATGGCAAATGCCAGTTCTGCAAATGTAGTTTTCCCCCGCTTGACGGTGGCAAATAAAATATCGGAAACTTTGCTCGCATCCTCTACCGACATCTGATAAGAATTTAATACGGTCGTTATTGCATCAGCGGCGACAGCCGTATTAGTCAATCCTGCTTTGGCAGCCTTGACAGCAACTTCTAAAACATTCATTGCCCTTGCCGGTGCTACGCTTGCCGAAAGAATATCATACAAGCCTCCACTCAAAGTTTTTGTTGATTCCCCGAAAGTTACGGCTAAATCTTTCAATCTTATGGCATATTCCGGCAAAAAGTGTAGCGTTGCATCATCAAGCATCGTACTAACATTAGCCAATTGCTGCTGAAATTTGACGAAAGCAGTTGTTGTAAGTGTAACCGCAGCTACAAAACCCAAAAAAACCCGCCTACCAATACGGGATAATTTTCGCATCATCTTTCCCATCACTGCCATACTGCTTCTAACAATTTTTTTAGCCATCGCCAGACCACGCTTCAAAGGTGCAAGGCTCGCTCGAATGACCACAAATGCCTCTCCGAGTTTTGGCATTATTTTTTACCCTTCCTAAACATCCTCTTTGCCAACTGAAATCCAGCCTCGCCGGTTAATGAGGTAGGTTCTTCTTCCTCACCAGATTCCATTTTCAATATGGTCGCCATCTCATCAATCATCGAATTAAATACTCGCAGCGTCATTCCCATTACCTCTGTCAGACTAAAATGATAAAAACGGCAGACTAAGGATACGGCAGTCGTGTGGTTTATTTTCGTTTCGACCTCCGCCCTGTTGTTTTTTTTTCACCTTCACCTTCACCGTCCATCATAAAAATAGCCTTGCTAATCTGTTCGGCATATTTCGGCGTTACTATCTGCAAAACCTGTTCCCTACTGATTCCCTGATGGTGCGTTGTGAGCGACAGGAAAACCAAAAAGCCAAGTCCCTCGGTAGTCTCCATCTCGGCCTCGATTTCAGCCTCGCTCAACGGCTTATCGATATACTTTAATAGCTCCATCGGGTCAATGCCATCGAGCTTCTTGGCTGTTTCGATAAGCTGCTCACGCCTTTTAGTATTGAGTACCTCACGCTTCTTCTGCATCTCCGCCCGAAACTCCGCAAGGTCAGCAAGCGTCAATTCGGTAAACGTGAACTTCTTAGTCCCGATTTCAATTTCCGTTTTCCTTCGGACAAACCCGCTCAAATCCATACTCATTTTTTATTCTCCTTACAACCAATTATCTCTAACATACTGCCAAATACGTTTCCATCGCCAGAATAGATGGACAAAAAGCCATACAAAGAACACACCCGTCCCCCAGATATACAAAGGCTGCCGCTGCCCTGCGTCATAGGCCAACTGAGAGATAGTCATATTATCGCTAAGGGCTAAGATACCATCGACTATGCCGTAGCCTACCAATACCCAAAACGCAGCTTTCCATTTCTTTTTTTCCATACTACGGCCTCGCTACTCCGCTGTCCCATTGCAGCCGTCCGCTGCCCTGAAAGCTGAATATTACCGTTGCAATACCGTCTTTGTCGGCGGCAAACGAAATACCGTTGCAGATGGCATTTCCATAGACACTCTTGTAAAGCGGCGTTCCTGTATCCCATACAACGTACAGTTCCAACTGTGCCTTCACGTCCGCCAAACCATTCGGACTACTGCCGGAATCGACCGAAATATCAGAGCCGGCCAACGGCAGTAGGCAAGTTACACTCGCAGACCAATCCCTGAATCCACCAATGTAAGTTTTCCAGGTATCCCCCATACCCGTCTTTTCAGCCACATCGTGCGTTGCATCAACCGACCAGATTTGGCCTTGTGTCAAATTGGTGTCCACACCTAATCTGTCCCAGTATATGTTCGCATTCTTTCCGTGTAATTTCGCCATAAAAACCTCCTACACGGGCACTGCCGCTTCGACTAACGCACCCGAACCCTGCACGGTATAGGTTACTTTAATAATGTCGTTCAAATCAACGCTTGGACTGATGCCGGTAACAATGCCATTGCCGGTGTATTTCCTCGCTCCCATCGGATTAGTACCCTGATATAAGATAACCTCCACACCGTCATCATCAATGAAATCAACATCCAAATCGGGGTCTAAACCACTATTATCCAAATCGCATTCGATTGTAGCCGTCCAATCAAAAAATCCCGCAAGGTATTCTTTCCAATGGGTGCTCGCTGATACCGCCACGCTGCTCATAACCGAACTTTCGGCCACATCAGCAGTAACTTCGACCGACCACGATAGGACGTTGCTAACGGCACCACCGGCAAAAGTAACTTTGCCCTGCTTTCCGTGAAAAGCTGCCATCGCTCATCTCCTTAAATTACGTTGCGTTTTCCTCTAACTGGTCTGTACCTTGGAAGGTCAGCGTTGTCGTCCCTGGTGCATCTGAACCCGTTGCCATACTTACGCCTGTCAGGATTGCATTGCCTTTGTAGAGCCGACCGCCCGTTTCAGTCATATCCAGCGTCAGTTCCGCCTCTGTTCCTATCGATGTCAACCCGATACCCGCAAGCGGAAGGATGACATTCACTGTAGCCGTCCAATCCTTGAAGCCAGTCAGATACTCCTTCCAGTGTGTTGCTGCGGCAACCGCTGCCGAATCCATCACCGTTACATCGACAGTTTCCGCCGTTGCATCAATCGTAAAAGACTGAACCTCGAAGGTAATGCCGGTAAAACTCCCCGATGCCCTTTTTCCGTGAAAAGCTGCCATAATCTACTCCTTTTGAATTCCCAAACTATACATTATTACCGTCTGCCACATCTCATCGACATAGCCCAACGCAGCTATACTCTCACGCTGCATCTTGATATATTTGAAACCGTTTACGTTTATTTCCACCCAATCAAAAGCCTCTGTCAGTAAATCCGTCAGTGAGGCAATTTCAACTCCGCCATCGTTGACATCCGTAAATATGCTAAACTGCAATTCGACATCGGTGATATTGTCATCGGCAGTCCCCATAATTTCTTCCTGCGTAACGCCTTCGATTGAGAACACGACATAGCTGCCGGTCTGCGTTTGCCCCGCCTGCTGAAAAAACATATTGCCGCCCAGAGCCGACCGCAGACTCGGCGATGCCTCGAACTTCTGTATAACAGCTTCCGCAACTTCCGCCATCATTTTCCGTTAGCCTTTTGAAAAATAGTTTTTACTTTTCGCCGTGTCATTTTCAACGCCGGTCTTAAAAACGGCCTCTTTGCCATCTTATTCGTTCCGACTTCGAGATACAAGCCATAGTTTACATCCGTTCCAACTGGTGTTTTCGCTGCGATATGCTGGACGTCATAGCCGACCTTGCCGATAACATTCACAGTTTTAACACTGACATCCGACATAACCGAAGCACGCAGAATGCCGGTATCAATCGCCGGTGGTTGGCCTGCAATACTCGCACGGTGATAATCTGATGCCTTGGATTTACCACGTTTTTTACGGACACGATAAAGTCTGCCCGAACCGACCTTGGTAAAATGAGTTTTGACGTAATTTTCGACCACGAACGTAGCCTTCTTCATAGCCTCTATATTGGCGTTGGTCGCCAATGTAAAGACTTTCTGGCCAAACCACTTTATTGCGAAATCCTTAGCCATTACGTCAATTCCCTCAAATCAATCTCCAAATGGTGGTTCTGCTCCGCAGGATTACGTACCGCTGTAATCTCATAGGTCTTACTGCCGTGCACCACCCTATCGCTTGCGACAATAGCCCTGTTGGCCGCTGTGGCCTCGCAATACAGCCGAAGGATGGTTCTATTGGTCAGTTTGCCGAACTCATCGGCCTCACGGCTGTTTTTAGAGCTAATCCTGCATTTCAGGCCGCTAATCCGTGCCGAATAGCTTTTCTTCAAACCGCCTGTACCTATCTTGGTAATCGTTAGCTGCTGAATAGTAACAGAACTGTCGTAGAAATCCTCAATCGCCATAAGATAAATCCATTTTAATCTGCATCGGGGCACGCCTTAATACTCTGCATTTCAAACGCATCCACATCGCCCAAATCTTCATTGGTATCAAAAGCAGTTTGAGTAACAAAGAGAATCCTGAAGTTTTAATCCTTACCGTTACTTGAAAGTCCTTGAATTTTGCCATTTTTTATCTCCATCTCTTATACGGTGCAAGTCGCACTTGTATCTGCTTCGGTATATTGCGGGCATCCTCTGCGTGCGTTATCGAATGGTCGCCCAGCCGTTCTGATTTGACCGACAAATCCTTATTACGTCCCCTAAAGTAGATATTTATAAGGTCAATGGCAATCTGCTCCAAATCATCAGGAACAGTCGGATACCCCGCCGTGTATCGTACAACTACGTTCTGTTTGCCCTCCGAAAATCCTACCGGCAATCGGAGTTCGCCAACATTCCCATTGTATGGCGGGTTGCGTTGCCCCTTTATATCAAATTCTATTTCCGATTTATAGGGCGTTTGGACATAGGCGTATTTATTGATACAAGATAAACCTGGGTTGGGCAGTAATTCCGGTGCGTCCCAAATCCCCCAATTCGATACATTCAAGGTCGCACTCCATCCCTTGGCTAACGCATTTATGGCTGCCACCAAAGAAGTCAGAGTATAGCTCGATAAAGTCAGAGCATCGCTACCATCGTCAGCCCCGCCCTGAATCACACAATTCATAGTAGAGCTTACCGATGGGTCTGTCGCACTTTCAACCACCTCAACATAGGCGTTCCAAGCATCGCTACTTGTATTCGTAACTCTAATCACATCCTGCAAGCTCACGGAAAGAAGCGATACTTTCGTTACGGGAAATTCCGGCAGGAATAAAGATGTCGTTCCATCGCCATCAAATATATGGCGGTACGTATCCTCACCGAATCGATGTCCGCAGTACGCTTCCAAAGCAGAGGTTGCCCTGTTTACTAAATCATCTATAAGCGAATCGTATGTGGTTGAAGTTTCCCCGATGTAGCTTTTGAATTTAGCCGTTGTCGTAAGGGCTGCACCGGAACCAGCCAACGAATGTTCATCGTAGAAAGTATCGCCGTCATAAACCCATTTAATCCAGTAGGTATATGTATAGTTGTTCGGCGATTCGGTGAAGGTAGTACGGTAAGTTCCCGTAGCTATTTTCGTCAAGGCTGTATCGGCAGCGACAACAACTGCACTGTCTTGGTCTCTTATCACTCCGCTTAGAGAGGAATCCTCCGCCGTAAATACTGGCACAGAAGCAAGGTCGGTCAATACCCCGTCTATCTTGAAAGTTTCCCTTATGACCAAAGTATTCAAAGTCGCCATCACTCGTTCCTTACGATAAGGGTAGTTTCGTGGGTGATTGTTTTGCCCGTTTCGCTGATATTCATACTGCCAAGGATAGCATCGGTTGTGGCAGGCGAACCGCCCGCTTGCAAAAATACAATAGTAGTATAATTACCAGCAATATCAGCAGGGTAGGGGATTGTATAGAAATTACCGCCTTTGTCAGTAATGGCTATATCGCATTCATCGATCCTTGCATTATTCCAAGTTCCAATCGCTTCCCAAGCCACATCGCCCACATCCCAAATATATCCATCGGCATTACGCCGCCGAATAGCATACAAAGCAAAACCTGATGGGTAGACTATTGTTATATCAGCCGGATTAGCCACTACTGTTTTTCCTTTTCTTCAAGCTTCAAAATTCTATTTTCACCATCAACAGTTACCCGCAAGAAACCCTGTGTCGTCAGCTGCCGCATTATATTGTTCTGTACCGCATTCGCACCTTGGCTAAAAGCATCCTTTCGGTGTTTGGCAATCTGTGCCTTATAGACAAAGGAATACAGAACAAAACCAATAAGTACCACCCATCCCGAAGCCAACACTATAATCCAGATTTTCTTTTTCATTTTCATTCTCCTGTATTGGTTTCTTTCAAAGTCGCTTCCATTAAAATAATTCTTTACTTAATCTCCAATTCTAAAGGCATCAAAACTTATGGCATCCACTGTCAGGTTTGTTGTTCCGTCCAGGTTAGCAACATAAACTGCTAATTTATCAGAATTTGACACATCGTGAATTCCTGTAGCAGAGATAGAACCTGCATCTGCCCCTCTTACTACTCTATGAACCACCATATTTCCTGGATATAGGATTGTGACATCTCCCGTTGGTGTCCCCTCATCATAATCTCCATTGCCTGTTGTGGCTGAACCATCCAGTTTGACAATTTTGAATGTGTCAGCAGTTTTCCCATCAACTACAAATGAGCCATTAGCTGCTGTATTCACTAACACTACTGCAATCTCAACCATATCTCCATCTTCCAAGTCATGAGCTGTGCTCGTTATTACTATAGGGGTTACTGTATCATCTGTGACATTTGTGATGTCCAGTTTTGTTGCTAATTCTATGCCCAAGCAGACAAGCATTTCTTTATCAGCTCCACCTGTTGCGGTTATTGAGGCGTGATATGAGACCTCATATTCTCCTCCTGCATCTGCATTTAATACTATCTCATTATTAGCAGTCGAACCCACACAATGACCCAAATCATCTTCTTTGCCAACAACTGTGAAAGAATCTATTTTTGTATAAACATTTTGTGTTGAGATTGTAACTTCAACTGTTGAAATTCCATGATACCAGATGTTAGAGAAAGCATCTCCATGAATTAAGTGTTCAGTTCCTGCTCCATCCTGAAAGTATAACTCATTATCATTTTTAGTGTAAATAGCACCGTGATTTGTTATGGCTGTTGGGGTAGTTATTTCAAAAAGATGTAAAACGCCAGGCAAGGTAAGATTCTTATTCATCTCAAATGAGTCTGTCGCTTCATCCCACCATAGTTTAGGTGTTCCTGTAACATTGACGGTTATCAAATCCGTATCTGTGTCAGAGCCAGGCGTGTAGTCTACGCCGTTTATAGTCGGAACAATTACTCCACCGTGCAAGTCTATGCTTGTCCCTGCATACAAATCCAGTGTACCGTCTGCGTCAGAGCCTATTCTTTCGGCCTTATCAGTCTGACCAAAAGCCAAATCTCCTGCGTGGAAACTGTCTCCGCCTGCTGAATAAATTGCCCAGTTATTTGTTGCGGCAGAGCCAATATCGTTCAAATAAATATAAGCTGCGTTTGTGATTGTTCCCGAACCATCTGCTATCGGTGCTTCACCATAGATATAATATAAATCAGCAATATCGCCAGTGCTTCCTGTAAAAAGACCAGAACTGCCCATATCTATAATTGACATTCGGCCTGTTACGCTCCCGCCACGTAGTAAAAAAGGATTTGCTCTGAGGACTGTTATGTACCCAGACATATCTGCCGTATTGCCATTATAATTCGCTACTCCTGTAATAGCTCTGTAATTAGCTGTAGACGCAGAGCCAGGAAAAGTATTCAAATTAAAATAAAGAGCTGTCTGATTTCCGCTTGTAGCGGAAGTACCGTGTTCTACATTAAGCCTTTTGTCTGAGGCGGCTGCAACCCCCACGCCCATAGTGCCATTTACAGTTAATGCATTAGCCGCCAGTTCAAGTAAATCATCATCACCACTAAAACCAATCAATCCTTTCTTGTCTTTATTAACATACAAACTAATATAGTCATCTCCCTCTACTGCTCGCCTGTTAATATTAAGACTCTGGCCATCCGCTTCAGCTCCTACGTCAGCGTTATCAAAGAACATATCAATAGAAAAATCGGCAGTTATATCGAGAATACCATCGGTGAGAGTTGAGCCGATTGATATGTCAGTGTCTCGGAAGTTAATTTTGCCGGAGGCTCCTATGTTGATTGTACCTGCAAATGTTGCATCACCGCCGCTTAAAGTTACGTTTACACCGCTTGAATCTGCAAGGAGCAAATCCCCAATATCCGCCCTTAGAGATATGTCTGTGCTTCCTGATGAACCATCTCCAACCCATCCTGTTCTGACCCAATTTCCTGCATCTGTTCCGCCAAATTCTATAAAAGCAGTAGTTGCATCAGCCGTAGCCCCCGTATCACGAAGCCGAATAACAGGACTTGCATTACGCATTTCTAATGATTTGTCTGGAACATTTGTACCAATACCTAATCTATTAGTTGAAGTAGCAAAAAATAAACCAACATTATCTTCCACAAATGTTGTTCCATCTGAAATTATAACTGAACCGGCTGTCAGAGTTGAAGTATCGAAATGCTCATTGCCCACGAAATCTGAGAACTGGTCGTGTCCTGAACCGCCGCCTATGATATTTCCGGTTATTGTCAAACGACCGCCCTTAAAATCAAAATTGCCAACCGGACTTATTACCAAATTATCTGCACTACCAAAAATGCTCTGTCCTATTACAAAACTATCACTGGCGGTGTTGTCAACACCAACAAACCACTTCCCCATACCACCGATATAAAAGCCCAAGTCAACATCCCCGCCACCCGTGTTATCTAAGCGTATTTCAGTAGTTACTGTACTGGAACTAATAAGTGTTAAAGGTGTGTCTGTACTGAGACTTATACTCAATGCACCAGTGGGAGCGGCTATCCCTATTCCCACCCCGCCGTCAAAGCGGCTAGAATAAACTCCCATATTCAAGTTAGCATTTGCACCAGTATAAGGTACGTAACCAGTAGTAAGGTCAGACGTCAACGCAATAGTGCCACTTGCATCCGGAAT